GGTCTTGCTCCGAAAGCGCAGCAACGCCGTGCTCGCCGAAGCCCATGGCGTCAACGGCTCGGCCGGTTTTCCTCTCAGCGAGGACGAAGTCAACGACATCGCCCACACCGAGATGCACTATGGCTCAAGGAGGCTTCATCATGTCGGATGAACTCTCTGAATACGAAGCCGCCCGTCAGCGGCAGATCGAGGCACAGCAAGCCATCCGAAAGCGCTATGACCGCAAGGTCGTTCATCTGCATGATGAGCAGAAGTCCAACGGCAAGCTGGTGCTGCGCCGAGCGCGGCTGCCAGATCCAGAAACCATCCCGCCCCGCCAGTGGCTCTACGGCACCCAACTCATCCGCGGCTCGGTCAGCATCCTGGTCGCCCCAGGTGGCACCGGGAAATCCACCTATGCCCTGGCCGTCGCTCTATCGCTGGCCGCCAACCGGTCCCTGCTGGGCGACCACATCTTCGTGCCGGTCAATGTCGCCGTCATCAACCTGGACGACCAGATGGAGGAGCTCGAGCGTCGCGTCGCAGCCATCCAGAAACACTACAAAATCCCACGCGACAGCCTCGACGGCAGACTGTTCCTCGAGGACTGCGACGGCCACGGCCTCACCATCGCCTCTCAGTCGCGCAACGATGACGGGTTCTGCATCACCAATCCCGACGAACAGGCGCTCGCCGACCTGATCCGGGAAAACGACATCGGCCTGCTGGTGGTCGACCCGTTCTCCGAAAGCCACACCTTAGAAGAGAACTCTAACCCGCAGATGATACAGGCAATGGCCGCCTGGCGTCGCATCGCACGCGCCACCGAATGCGCCGTGTTGCTCGTTCATCACGTCCGCAAGGGCGACAGCACCTCGATCGATGCAGCGCGCGGCGCCAAGGCCACCACCGACAGCGGCCGCGTCGGCCTGCTGATGACCACCATGTCAGCCGAGGAGGCCGAGCAGTTCCACATCAGCGACGATGACCGCCTCAGCTACGTCCGCCTCGATGACGCCAAACGCAACATGGCGCCCGCAGGCAAGGCTAGATGGTTCCGACTTCGCGAAGTCAGGCTCGGCAACCACAGCGATCTCTACCCCAACGGCGACAACGTCGCCTCCATCGTCTCCTGGACGCCGCCTGAGGACGAACTAGCCACCGCTCCCAACTTCGACCTCAACGCCGCCCTCGATGCCATCGCCAGCGGCAGGGACGGCCTGCTCTACACCGCCAACAAGCAGGGCGGCGGCAAGAACTGGTGCGGCAATGTGCTCTGCGAAATGTTCCAGACCAGCGAAAAGCAGGCCCTGAAGCTCATCAACCAGTGGTTGAAGTCAGGGACGCTTTACGAGGACAAATACCAGCATCCCGTGTATCGCCGGTCCTCGCCGTGCGTCCGCGTCAACCCGAACCATCGGCCAACTGATGCATAAACCATCGAGAAGTGCTGCGGGAAGTGCTGCGCAACAGTTGCACAGATGCGGCAGTTGCGCAGCTTTTGGCCCTAAAGGGCCAATAAAAACTGCGCACCCGAACTGCTGCATCCCCCGAAGTGCTGCGGGAAGTGCTGCGCAAAGTGCTGCAACCAACGACGACCGGAGCGCCGCGTGATGCGCATCGCCAGCATGCCAGTGCTCTGCCGGAAATGCGGCCATCACTGGTGCGCCGATACCGTCATCGATGCACCCGCCCGTGTCATCATCGCATCCTGGAAAGCCCTGCACTGCCCGCAACCGGCCTGCGGTGCCGATTGGCACAGGCTGTCGTTCGTCACCACGCCCGATGCCGAGCCCGACCGGAGCGCCGCATGATCACCGTGGCTCCTCCAGCAGCCGCAGTCCCTCCGTCGCGTGCCACCGCGCCACCGACAGCGTCTCGGCCTCGGCAATCCGATGCAGCACCACCACCGCCGTCGCCAGCCGCTGCAGCAGCAACTCACGCCGCCGCGCCTGACGCTCCGCAGCCGTCAGCACACGATCCGGGTTCACCCGCGGCGTCGGCATCACGCAGCCCTCCGCCTGATGCCTGCACCCGAGCATGCAAAGCACACGCCGTTGGCCACATGTCCGAAGCCCCGGATGTGCCCCTTGCCGTCGCAACGGCCGCAGGTCAGTTCCGGCCGCGCCTTGGCAGCCGCGGTCATGCTCGAGGTGCGCACCGCCGCAGCCTTCGCCTCACGAGCCGCGCGCTTCGCCTTGGCGTCCGCAATCCGCGTCGCCGATGCCTCGATGATCTTGGTGGCAAACGCGACATGTTCGGGATTGACCTCGAGGGCCGAGAAGTCCCAGCCAGCGCTGACCAGGGCGTTCTGCAGCGCCTCAGTCTCGATGCCGTGGGCTGCTGCAATCGGGGAAATGTTGATCATCGTCGTTGCTCCGTTCGTTGCGTTGGTGGGATGCGGCCCTCAGGCCGCCTTGAGGAAAAGCCGGATGCATCGGTTGCCGCCGGTGGTGAACACCTCGCGACGCTCCAGCTTGCCAGCCGCCAGCAGCACCCGCGCCTCGGCCATGTAGAGGCTGGTGGAAACTCCACGCTCGCCAGCCGCCAGTCTCAGAAGCTTCTCGGTCTTGGTCATCTCGGTCACTCCGTTCCGTGTTTCGATGACCACAACATACGATGCGTGATCACGGATGGGAAGCGTTACTCACGCATGCCTGGCATGCAGGTCCGCGCATGATCGGCTTCGCGATCGACCCCAACGAACTCCTGCTCGTCGGCAAGCCGCGCATCGATGCACTGCTCCACGATGTGGAAGAATGCGTGCGACGCTCCGACTGCAGCCGTGTCGAAGCCGCAATGGCGCTGGCGTTCGCCAGCTCCGTCGTGCTCGTAACGATCCCCAACACCGCCGAACGCGAAGCACTCGCAGCCGCAATCTGCTCCGCTATCGCCAACTGGACGCTAAACCCACAATCCACAGCGAGGCATTGATGCCAAGCGGCAGCGCCACTGCTACCAACGAGAAAGCACTGGCCAATCTCAAGCCATGGAAGCCAGGCCAGTCCGGCAACCCAAAAGGCCGTCCAGAAGGCGTCGAAGCCCTGGCGCGCCAATACACGCCAGAAGCAATCCGGCGCCTTGTGCGTGCGCTTGATGACAACGACTCGCGCGTCGCTGTCACCGCCGCTGGCATGATCCTCGATCGTGGATGGGGAAAGCCGAAGCAAGAGATTGCATCGGAACATCCGGAAGGAGTCACGTTCCTGCATCTCGTTGCAATGCGTGCGTTCAGCGACGAACTCAACGCACAGCGCGTTGTAGATGGCAATGTATCCACAGACACCAGCGACAATACAGACGTATCTACACCGCGCAATCTTATGGAGCCGGCGACCGAGTAGATGCTCACCCTGCAACACCCCGACGAGCAGTTCGACTGGGGCGCAGCGATCGGCGCGTCCACCAACCCGTTCGCAACAGCGGCTGCCAGATATGGCCGCGCACCCGTCGCGTTCGTCCGCGAAGTGCTGCACGCCGAACCAGACGCATGGCAACTCCAGGCACTGCGAGCGCTGGGCAACGGACACACACGCATCTCCATCCGCAGCGGCCACGGCACCGGCAAGAGCGCATTCGCAGCGTGGGCCGTGGTGTGGTTCTCCAACACGCGTATTCCGTTCAAGTGCGTCGCTACCGCACCGACCGCACCGCAACTGTTCGACGTGCTGTGGCCCGAGGTGATGAAGTGGCACAGGACGCTGCCCCCAACCTGGCAATCGCTGTGGGATATCACATCGGATCACATGAAACTAAAGGCCGACCCGGAGTCGTTCGTCACCGCACGCACGTCACGTCCGGAAACACCTGAGTCGATGCAAGGCATACATTCCACCAACGTATTGCTCGTGGCAGACGAAGCATCCGGCATCGCCGAGCCCGTGTTCGAGGCAGCGGCAGGCTCCATGTCATCGGCCGGCGCGACCACCATCCTGATCGGCAACCCAACGCGCAGCACCGGCTTCTTCTGGCGCACGCACGCCACCGAGCGCGGGCGATGGTTCACCATGAAGGTGTCGGGGCTGGACTCGCCACGTGTGACCAAGGAGTTCGTCGATGAGCATGCGCAACGCTACGGCCTCAACAGCACCGCCTATCGAGTACGAGTGCTTGGTGAGTTTCCCGAGGCCGACTCGGACACATTCATCGCTGGTGAGTTGGTCGATCAGGCAATGGCCAGAGATGTCGCCCTCGATCTCACCAAGAGCGAAATCTGGGGTCTCGATGTCGCAAGGTTCGGCGACGACAGCAGCGTGCTCATCAAGCGACGCGGATACGTCGTCACCGAGCCACCGCGCGTGTGGCGCAACTTCGACACCATGATGCTCGCCGGCGCGATCAAGGCCGAGTGGGACATGATGCCGATGAACCGCCCCGCGCTGATCGCGATCGACGCCATCGGCATCGGTGCGGGTGTCGCCGATCGGCTGATGGAACAAGGACTGCCGGTGCTCGGTGTGAACGTCGGTGAGGCGCCATCCACGACCGGGCGTTATGTGCGGCTGCGGGACGAGTTGTGGGGTCGTGGGCGTGAGTGGCTCGCGTCGCGCATGTGCCGGCTGCCGCGTGATGAGCAGCTGCGCGACGACCTGGTGGCACCGCGCTACACGTATACGTCGGATGGTCGCGTGCAGATTGAGAGCAAGCAGCAGATGCGCGCGCGTGGGCTGGCGTCGCCGGATCGTGCCGATGCGTTCCTGCTGACGTTGGCCGAGGCTGGGCTGATGGTGTCCTCGGCTTCGGACGCGGGCCTATACACGTCGCAGCCGTTGCGGCCATCAATCGCCGGCATGGAGGTGTAGATGTCCGGCAGCACCAGCTTGCTGTTCAACCAGCAACAGCAGCAGCCGACCAACCTGCTCGGACTGCAGCAGCAGCCGCAGCCGTACTGGACCAGCCTGGCACCACAGCAGGCGCCGCAGGCACCGCAGTATGGCGGAGGCTCGCCGCTGCATTGGAACGGCTCGCAGTGGGTCACTGGCGACCAGCCGCAGGCAGCGCCGCAGCAGGGCAGCGGTGTCACCGACATCCTCGGCCATAACGTGCTGACGCAGAGCCAGATGACGCCATACGGCGTGGGCATCGGTGGGGCGACTGGCTGGGGCGGCCCGCGCGCTACCAGCGATCCGAGCGATCCGTTCGGGCTGCAGGCGTGGGCGCTGCAGTCGGCGCTTAATGCCCAGGGTGGCGGCGGCGGCGGTGGCCAAGGCGGCGAGGGCGGCTACGGCGGCAATGTCGGTGGCACGTCCTCGGGCGACCGTGGGCCGCCTGGTGGAAGCGGCAACGCGGCCACGGACGCGGCAGCGTCGGCCCAGGCGGGTGCCGCGGCCGAGGAAGAGCAGGCTATGGGCGGGATGTACTGATGACGCTGCTCCTGATCATCCTGCTGGTGCTGCTGTTGGCAGGTGGTGGCGGCTACGGCTGGCGCTACGGCTACGCATACGGGCCGTATTCGATCGTGTTCGTGGTGCTGCTGGTGCTGCTGGTGCTGCTGGCATTTGGAGGACCGAGAATTGGTTGGTGGTAGATCATGAGCGGCACAGCCGGCAGTCAAGCAGCGCCACCGCCGTTGCCGGGAGGTCCGGTTCGGCCGGGCGGCCCGGAAACCGGCGGCATCGGCGGCATGGGCGGCATGCAGGGCGGTGGACTGCTGCAGCCCAGCGCGTGGCAGTCGCCGCATCCGCCGCCAGTGCCGCGTGTGCCGGGCCTGATGCAGCCGGTTGGCCAGCCGTTGTCGGTCGAGCACATCTTCGCCAACATCACCAAGGCGCCGCCCGACACGATCCCGCACGATCCCGACGACGACATGCCGCCGCAGCTGCGTCCGTATGCGGCCGGACTACGACCAAGCAATCGCCCGGTGTCAGCGCAATGGCAGCAGAGCTTCGTCTACGAGAAACTCGGCAAGAGCGATAGCGAGATTGAGTCGATCGCGCAATACTACTTCAAGATGGCCGAGCGGTATGACGTGTATCTCGGCCGCGAGCGCATCACGGCCAGCCAGTACTACGCCGGCCGACCGCTGGGCGACGAGGAGCCGGGCCGCAGCCAGCTGGTGATGACCACGGTGCGCGATACCATCCGCGCCACGCTGCCAAGCCTGCTGCGCGTGTTCACCGGCGTGGAAGACCCGGTGTCGTTCGAGCCGATGAGCGACGACATAACTGGCGACGACAAGCTTGCAACGACGCTCGCGCGCCAGGCGACGGACTATTGCCGCTGGGCGCTGTTCACCTGCAACAGCGGCTGGCAGGTGCTGCACGACGTGCTGCTCGATGCGCTCACACGCAAGGCGGGATGGTGCCGTTGGTACTGGGGCAAGCGGGAAACCACGCGCACCGAGGTGTGCGAGAACCTGCTGCTGCCGCAGTTGCAGCTGCTGCTCGCCGAACCCGGCATCGAGGCGCAGCGCATCGTGCGGCGGCCGATCCAGCAGTCGGAATTGCAGCTGCTGATGAAGGTTCCGGAAGTCAGCATGTATTTGCAGCAGGGCGGCGCACCGGAATACTGGAGCGCCACGATCACGCGGCACGCGGCGCAGAACTGGCCGGTGGTCGAGGCGGTGGCGAGCGAATGCGTGTGGGTGGTGTCGGATGCCAGCACGGTGGATGGCGCCAAGGGCATCTTTCACGTGCGCGACGTGGTGGCCAGTGACCTGATCGAGATGGGGCTGCCGGAGGACAAGGTGCTGCGGCATGTCGACCACATGTACAGCCCGCGCGTGCGGCGTGAGACGATCGCACGCAATGAGGCCGTGGGGCACAATCTGCCGACCTCGCCGCCGAACGATCGCAGCATGGCGCTGGTGCGGTATTGCGAGGGCTGGGTGCGGTGTGACGCGGACAACGACCACCGCGCTGAACTGCTGCACGTGCATATGCTGGGGAATGCGACGGAACTGGTGGAGTGGGAGCGCACAGACGAAATCCCGTTAGCCTGCTTCACGCCGTACAGGGAACCCGGAAGGATCATCGGCTCGTCGCAGGCCGACATGGTCATGGACCTGCAGCGCATCGAGACGCGGGTGATGCGCGCGATCCTCGACAGCCTGGGCCAGAGCATGTTTCCGCGCACGTCGGTGGTGCTGGGGCAGGCAAACCTGCAGGACGTGCGCCAGACCGCGATCGGCGCGATCATTCGCGTGTCGCAGCAGGGTGCGGTGCAGGAACTGGTAAAGCCATTTGCGGGCAAGGAGGCGCTGCCGATCCTGGAGGTGCTCGAGGCGGTCCGCGAGAACCGCACCGGGATTACGCGAGCATCACAGGGCCTGAGCCTGGATCAGCTGCAGAGCACGACACCGGTGGCCGTGAGCCAGCAGACCAGCGCGGCACAGGACCGGCTCGACATGATGGCGCGCACGCTGGCGGAGACCGGGCTCGCACCGCTGTATTCCGGTATCCTCAAGATGATGGCGCGGCAGCAGGACCGACCGAACGTGATCCGGCTGCGCGGCGAGTGGATATCGATCGATCCACGTGCGCTCGCCACCATGTGGCAGACCAGCGTCAACGTCGGCGGCAAGGGCATGCCGATGGAACGCCTCGCGATGCTGCAGGGCATTGCCGCCAAGCAGGAGATGCTGGTGCAGCAAGGTGGGTTGCAGAACCCGCTGGCCGGCGTGCCGGAATACCGCAACACGCTGTCGCGCATGCTGGAAACCGTGGGGATTGCCGATGTGAGCAGCTACTTCAAGCCGCTGCCTCCAGGCTGGCAGCCACCACCGCCGCCGCAACCTCCGCCAGATCCCAGTATGGTCTTGGCACAAGTCCAGGGGCAGAAGACCGCGGCCGACATCGAGGACCAGCGCGGCGAGGCGCAGACCAAGCGGGCGCAGCTGCTGAGCGACGACGACCGCGAGCGCGCCCAGGCAGCGCTGCAATACTGGACGCAGGCGTATGCGGTGGCCGCGCAGCACGGCACGCCGCTGCCGGCGATCGGCGAGTTCCAGCAGGCGATGGCGTCCAAGGCGCCGGCGGTGGGACTGATGCCGCAGGGGCCGATGGCACCGCCGCCGCCGTCATCGCCACAGCCCCCGGCGACGGCACAGGGCGCTGGCGGCCCTCCGAAGCCGCCTGGGCCGCCTGGAGGCGTGCCGCCGATGCAGGGACTGCCCGGCAAGCCGCAGGCGCCCATGCTGCCCCCAGGCGGGCTGATCCCTGGTGCTACGGCCGGGGTGAACCCGGCGAACCAGATGGCGGTGCAACAGGGGCTGCAGGGACGCGGCTTGCCGACGGCGTATGGCCAGATCGCCAATAGGGCGATGAGCAGCGCGCTGTTCGGACCTGGCGGGCCGGCGCTGCCCAAGCCCGGCGGTCAGGGCGTGGCTGGAGCACCAGGGGCATGACCCTCTCGCTGCACAACGACGTGCGAGGCCGTGGCTATCCGGCACGTGTGCAGCCGGATGAGAGGTTCGGGCGCTGGATCGTGCTGCGATTGCTGCCGCGTGTGCCGGGCAAGAAGACCCACGCCGCTGTGCGCTGCGATTGCGGCACCGAATCGGCAGTCGAGGTGCGCCGGCTCCAGAGCGGAGAAACCAAGTCCTGCGGCTGTTTCGCGCATGAAGTGAGGATGCGTAAATGCCGGAGGTTTAGCGGTCGCAGCAACCTGATGGACTACGAGGACGACTGGAGGGAGCCACTGTAATGCCGGGATTGCTAGACAAGGCGGTGAACCGGATCAAAGGCCGCGGCGTCGCGACCAAGAGCGCATGGCCGATGGCGGTCGCGGCGTTGCAGAAGGCCGGCGACCTGAAATCCGGAACTGTGAAAGCCACCGCGAAGGGCACCGCGCGCAACGCGATGACACGCGCACAACGACAGGCGAAACCACCGTGAACAATCTGAACAATCTTAGCTACCTCAACCAACTCGGTCCGCCGCGACCCATTGAGATTCGTGTCCAAAGCTTCGGTGACGAAGCAATGGCCCTCATGGGGGAGGCAGTTGCGCCGATAATCACGGAACTGCTCAAGCTGCAGCAGATGGTCGAGGAAGTGTCGCAGCGTATGGCGAAGATTGAGCGTCAGTTCAGGAGAACCACCATGGCGAAATCAGCACCCAGGCCGAACATCCGCAGCACCGGCGGCCAGAACAAGCCACCGAGCGGTGGCCCAGCCGGTGCCGGCAAAGCACGAGGCGCAGCCAACCTGAGCAGCACCGCGCGCACCACGTCGGGCAGCGGCAAGCCGGTGCCCAAGGCGAAGTAATGTCCGACCGTGACGTGCGCATGGCGGCCGCGGATGCCGCGCGGCTGCGCGAAGACCCGGCGCTGCAGACCATCCTGCGCGACCTGGAGGCGCACGCGACGCGGGTTGCCATCTCCGATTTCGACGCCAATACGCGCGAGCGCGGGAGGTATTTGGCCTTGGCGATTGTCTCGCTGCGCCAGGAAATCCAGGACCGTATCGACAACGTGCTGGTGGCGGAACACGCACGACAACGAGCAATGGCGAGCGAATGACAAGCTACGCAACCACCGCGGCAACTCGGGAGATCGAGGCCCGGTTGCGACGGAATAATGCCTCGCCTCACCTGATCACTCGGATTGTGGTCCGGCTGGAAAATGACGGCGCCACAGATATGGCCGAGTTATTGGCGCGCTCGGAGCAGGAATGGAGACGGCTGCCCGAGTTGGGGAAAGAGAGCGTGGCGGCGTTGATGACGGCACTGCATCCGCCAGACGAGGAAGAAAAGCTGTACTCAGGCAGCGTCATCGAGTTCACCACCGAACAACTGATCGACGAGTTGCAGCGACGCGGTTACGCCGTGCAACTCACCAAGCCGCTAAATGGACACGCCACATGAGCGACAGCATCAGCACGCCGGCCAACACACCGGCACCTGCACCTGCGGTAATTCCAGGCGGCGGTGGCACCGATACCGGCACCGCACTGCCGCCGGCACGCGAGCAACCGGGTCTCAGCATCAGCGAGGCAGGCCGGCTGCTCAACCAGCGCCGCCGCGAGCAGCAGGGCACGCCACAGCGCGCCGAGCCGTCGCCGCGCATAGAGGCGCCACGCAACGCGCAGGGGGCGCTGCCACAGCCGCCACAGACCGGCCAGCAGGGCGTTAACCCGACGCCACCGCAGACCGGCGAGCAACGCGCCAATGTGCCCACCGGAGACCCGGCACTCGACACCATGGCGCGCGCGCTCGGGCTTCCGGAAGGCGCGGTCGGCAACCAGCCGGACGCGCAGCAAGGCGAGGCAGCGCTCAACCAACCCGCGATCGAGATCGACGGCCGCCGCTTCACCGCCGACCAGGTGCGCCGCGCGATGGCCGCCGCCACCGATTACACCCAGAAGACCCAGGCGCTGGCACGCGACCGGCAGGCACTCCAGCAGC